AGATTAAATCCTGTCTCAATCAAAAACAATTCAGTATTAACGGATTTTTGTGGTGTGGCAATCTTAAATTCTTTAATCATCTTTATGCTCCCAAATAAGTTGCTGACATAATAAACCACATATTTTGAGTTTCAGTATTATTTTGCTGATAACCCATCTCAATATAATCGCCAGCGGATAAAGTTATTACTGCTGAGGCATTTGCTTGTCCTGCAATACTCCAGACTTGACCTTCTCGAATACCTTGCGTTGTCAGTTGTGATCCATTTAGATAAATACGGATTAGGACATAAGAGCCGACTGTACCAAAAGCGTTATTAGCGTTCATATTTATTAAATACTTTCCGCCTTTACCTGTTGGAATTGTAATTCTGCTGTTGTTTGTGGTGTTGTCGTGAAATCCATCTGTGTCATAGTTTTCAGTATTAAAAGCAACCATATAGTTTGTGGCGTTTGTTACAGAAGTTGATTGATTTGTGCGAGTTATTGAGCAACCTACGAAAGTTGTACCGCTTGCAGGGGTTGCCCATACTGGCACACCGCCCGAAACTGTGAGGACTTGTCCTGTCGTTCCAATAGCTCTGCGAGCTGGTGTGCTTGCTCCAGATGCATAAATTGTGTCGCCTGTGGTAGTTAGCAATGCGTTCTGGATAGCGTTTGAGTCATCCTGTGCAACCCATGTAAAGTCCATGTCTGTGTTGCTTGTCTTTGATAAGACCTGACCAGTCGTGCCACCCTTTAGTTCTGCCATCGAGGCATCGATGGAGTTACCAAGTGTGCGAATGTCCAGAGCACCATTTTTAACCAGTCCTGTGTTGTCTGGAGTGCTCCAGTTAAAGTTCGGGGTCGTTGCCATTAAGTTAATGCTCCTGTCGCGTTGTTCCAGATAAGTGTACCATTTACGCCTGTCCAAGCTAATGAACTAGGAATGACTGTTTCCCATTGAGTCGTGCTCAGGGATAGATCTGTGGCTGTAACATACAAAGTAATGTCCACAAAAGTAGGTGTTGCTCGGAGTGCAACATTCTCAACAAAGCCTTCAAAAGTGCCACCAAGTAAATTGCTAGGCAAATTGTTGATAAGGACAGGCTGACCGAAATAGATCCCGATAAGGCTGTCAAGCATGGCATTGCCGATGTCTGGATTGTCTAGGCGAAAAGTAATCACACCTAGTTGCTCTCTAGGGCTACGCCTTAAATTAAGCTCTCTAGTGGCGATGTCAGTGATGTCTGCGAGGTTCTTGATGTTAGAGTCAAATGAACGCTCAAAGAGTCCGTATGAGGCTATAGAGTCGGAATCTGAGGTGCTGTAGGTTGATCCGTATCCTGTGGCGTAGCGATAGATAAGGCTGTTACGGATGCGAGCAGTCTGAGTTGTTGAAGTGATAGAACTTGGTGTGGCGTACGAGCCATCGAGGTAAGTATAGCCATTTGCTGCAAGCAGGTTAGATCTGTGGTCTGCATCTGCATAACTAACATCTCCATTTTTTTCCTCAAAAACTGCTCCGAGTGCGCTATTGGCGATCTGGTCTGCAAGTGTCTGAGACTTAGCAGAAGCACTAGCTGCAACAGGGATCATGGTGTAGAAGCCTGAGTCCACTTCACCGATGTAAGACTCTGCATCATTCCATGTGGTAGTTACTGGGTAGGTATCCCATGTGACAGTTGGTGTGATTTGATTCCATGAAAGGTTAAGGGCTGAATCTAGAATGGCTGCAATCTGTGCTCCATCTAAGCCTTCTGCAAGTGCTGTGTTATAGATAGCCTTAGTCAGTCTGGCAAGTGAGCCGATGCCCAGAATCGTGCCTGTTGTCACATAGCCTGAAGTCTCTGGACTTCTGACACCAATGTTGAAGTCTGACACTTCTCCGCCAAAGACTGTGACATAAGTGCCAGATGAGTTCTTCAGTTCTAAAGTGATTGGCTCTGTGACATTGATGGTAAAAGGTGAATTGTCTGTGTTGATGATCTCTACTCGGCAGTAACCTGCTGTGGGTTGCCTGTCAATGTCCAAGCGACCAGAGGCATAGGAAACAGAGGTGACAGTCGTATAGACATCATCACCTACTGTAACTCGCCACTCTGGAAGCCATGTCATACTGCTGTTAGCGTTCCTCTGTCTCGCGCCTCACGAAGCACATTGTCAATAGCCTCAGCAATAGCGTTAGGATCTCCAATGCCTGTCTGAATCGTAATGTTATAAGCATTAGCAGCTTGTGCTGCATAGCGTGATCCACTTACCGCACCTGATACACCTGCGCCACCTGCTAGACCCTGCAATAGCGATGAGCGAGCAATGCTTTCTAGATCAAGTGTAGAAGCCATCTGGCTTACAGCCGATGCGTTCTCCATGTCTAACAAGTCTGCAAAGGCATTAGCGCGAGCTGCTGCCGCATCCGCGTATTCTAGGATGGCTTCGATTGAACCACCGACTGTGGAGATAGGCGCAATGTAATCTCCTGATGGGATTCCAGAACCTAAAGATGCGCTGGTTGGAATTGTCTTTGAGCCAGTAGAAGCCAGATTGATCTGACCTAGTAAGCGCAATGCTTCTTCTAGGTTAGAAATGTTGATAAGGTCTTTAGGCTTTAAGGTGTCAAGGATTGACTTGATGTCCTGAAGCTTGACATTTTGCAAGCCAAGCGCACCAAGAACTTTAAGATCTGCATTGAGTTTAGCCGTTGCAGCGATGATGGCTGCTTCATCCTTAGCAGCAATAGCATCTTCTAGGGCAAGGATTGACTTCTTGACATTAAGGCGAGCAGTATCGTTAGCGATCTGTAAGACCTGAGATGCGCTGGTTGCCTTGCCTAGTTGCTCAGCCTGAGATGTAAGAGCTGCTGCAATCTGGATCTTGTCCATGTCAAAGACATCGCTGCCCTTGTTAAGAGCAAGGTTAGCCTTATCAATAGCCGCACCAAGTCGCTTATCTTTAAGGATCTTAGCTTGTGCTGCTGCTTGTTCTTTTGTGAGCTTTGTGATCGCTGTAGCGTTCTTTCTAGCAATGGCATCTGCTCTCTGAGTATCCTGTGAGGATACAGTCATTGAGATGTTACCGAATCCCTTGCCATCACCGAACAATCCGCCAGAAGGTGCAAAGAATGAAAGATTCTTAAAGTCAAAGATTGACTTAGTGATCTTGATGAACTCGCCTGTCTCACGAACAAAGTTAGCGATTGACTGCGCTGCCTTGTCGATCTTGGCAATGAACTCATCTGTCGTATTAGAGTTAGTGATTGTCATCAAGGCATCGACAAGCCCTTGACCAATAGTCTCTTTAGCGTTGTTACTTGCAACAGTTAATTTAGCCAGTGAACCTGCATAGGTATCAGCTGCTGCGCTTGCCTGACCTGCGAATAGAACCGACAGGCGTTCTTGGATCTGCTCAAAGGTTGATGTCGAAAGTTCTGCCCTTGTAAGTCCTACGCCCAAGCGACCTAGTGCCTGAGTCTGTCCTAAGTATGCCTTTTGCAAGCTTTGTGAAACTTGGGTGACTGACTTGCCAGTTCCAGCCGCGATGTCAAGTGCAAGCCCAAGCAATTCCTGAGACTTAGTGACATCGCCTGTAGCACGAAGCAAGCGATCCATTGCAGGGCGTAGCTCATCATCAAGCACACCTGTCTGCATTTCAAGTCGAGAGATAAAGCCATTGACTGTGCCAATGTTAGATCCGTAAGCAAGACCCAGATTCTTTAGAGTAGTGCCTAATGCCTTAGCTGCCTTGTCATCTTCTGCGAAAGCCTTAACAGAAGCCTTTGCATAAGACAGAACCTTCTGTGCGCTATAAACAGCAAGCAAGCCTTTAGCAAGACCCTTGACATTCTTAGTCAATTTGTCTGTGGAAGTCTCAGCTTCCTTAAATGCCTTCTTGCCTACGAACTGGGCGGCTATGTCAATTCTTACATCTGCTGCCATTACTTAGCCGCCTTCAGTGTGTAGTTCTCGAACTTAACTTTTGAATCTTCAATTGCCTTGATAACAGCAGCGTTAGTCTTTCCGCCATCTTCTGCCCATGCACGAAAAATTGCGCGACCCTTCATCTTGCGAGTGGCACGACCCGATGCACCTTCTGCTCGCTTGAAAGCATTAACAATTGTGCCTGTTCGATCTAAGGCTTCAATGAACTGCTGACCAGCATGAGGATTGTTGCTAAGAGATTGACCCTTAGAACCTGATCTAATTGTCTTTCCGAAATTAACATGTCCGGGGGCTACCACCTTAGACAGTGGAGCTTGTGGTCTGCCTTGTGGGTTTAAGCGACCAGCAGTCTCATAAATAGAGCCTGAAGGTGATGCATTGACAATGCGAGCAAGGGAACGAAAGCCTGAGCGATTAGGCTTGGATGGTGTTGCTTTGTATCCAATGCCGCGCTTTGCTTCTCCCGATGACCACTCGATGCGTTCCCACGCGCCTGTGCCTTGATTAGCCCATCCGCTTAAAGGTGATGTTGAAGGTATAAATCCTCTAGCCTTATTTGTAATCGGCTTTAAGATTGTGCCTAGTTCTTTTTGTGTTTCTTTAGCAAGATCTGGAGTGAACTTTTTGAGGGCTTTTCTAAGCTCTACCGCGCCTGTTACCTGTGTTGGCATCGCTCACCTCTTTCGCTTCATCCTTTAGCCCTTGCACTAATGCATCGAGCATGGTCTTATCAAGATCTAACAATTGCTGTGGCGCGATCCCTAACCTAATGCTTAGCCTAGCAATTAGGTAGGTGAACGGAAGATCGCGCTTTAAGCTAAAGGGTCAGAGTCTAAAACCTCAACACTCTTCAGTGTTTCGATAAACTCCATCCCGAAAGGCTTAACAGTTTCACCTGACCTGCGGATTACCTCGTGAGCCAAAAGGTACACATGACTCTGCATCTCTTCGGTTCTGAACGCCTTATGAAACCCCATCTTTGTCTGCTGTTCGAAAAAGTATTCTACAGCAGGTGTGATTTCGCCCTCGATAACGCTTCCATCTTGTCGAACGATTTTTAGCTTTGCCATGTTTAGCCCCTTTGTCTAGTTTCTTACGCTGTTGTTACTGCGATTGTACCTGATACATTCCAAGTTACAGACTGAGTTGAAAGGTCTGCAACAGCACCATTTACAGGTGTGATGTTATTGACCAAGCATGTCATTGTGTAAAGTGGATTTGTAGCTGATACAGCAGCAGATGTCTGCTTGAATGTGACAACTGTGTTTGTTCCCCAAGTTGCCTGAAGTGTCTGAAGTGTCTTAGCTGTTGCCTCGTCATTCAGGAAGTCGATGCTCACGCTTGAAGCCTCTAGACCTTTTACGAAACGATGACCAGAATCCCCGAGACTGGTGACTTCCAGTTCATCGAAGGCGCGGTTGATTGTTACAGATGTGACTAATGATGAGAGATCAACCGAATTAACAGTTAGAACTCCTGTATTTGCTAAATAAACTGCCATCGGATTATTCCTCTTCTTTCTTAGTTACTGGCTTTGCTTCTGGCTTTGGCGCAACTTGCCCGATCTTTTCGAGAAAGGCTGCGTTTTCTTTTTCCCAATCGGACATAATTAACTCCAACTCGTTAGGATTGATACGGACATCTCACAGCTGAGCAAGTCTCCGCTTGCCGCGTTGAGAACGCTAGGTGCGCTGACTGCGCTTACATTATAAACTAAAGAAGATGCTGCAAGTAGTGCGAACACGCTAACTACTGTGTCCTCAATGCCGTTAAGGTTTCCCTCATTGTCAAAGAGTGGAACTGTCATAACAATGCGAAAGTTAGCCATTGGGCTGACTGTGATCTGTCCATTGTTGTTAGGTGTTAAGTAAGGATCATCTGGAGATACAATCACAGAGTTAGCAAGAACTGTTGAAGGCGGAAATGCGAAAGTCTGCCACTTAGCGTTATTGACTAAGGCAGTCGCTAAAGTGGTTCGAAGTGTGGTGATGGCAACTGGTGGCATTATCCAACCATCGAGTTAGGGCTTAGCGCGTGTGCGATCAATCCTCGCACCTTAGCGAGAAGCTGTGCGCTCATTCGATAAGGGCTTGGCTGGAAATCAACAAGGTTAGAACCGCTGAGAGTAGCGGTGCGAGCTTGCCAGATCTCTACAGATACCATCAAAGCTGC